CTATTTGAGTAGGTTTCTTAACATCATAAATAGTTCCACCTATTCTTACAAATGAACATGGTCTTACAAAATCACTAGGACAGTCATAAGAGTAAGTATTAGCAACGGTTACTTTATCTCCACCAAGTAAAACATCCGAATCAGTTAAGTTAGTGAGTAATTCGTTCCAAGTAGTGTTTTCATATTTTTCCCATCTATCAATAGCAATATTTGCTAATCCTCTAGCTGTTATATATTCGTCATCAGTTTCACCCCATGGTTCACTGTCAATTTCTACCAAATAATAAACTGATTGTATTATAGATTCCTCATTCATAAAATAAAAACCCCGCATTACTGCGAGGTAATAACCAACTAATTATTGGTCTAAACTAATTAATTATATCACGCTTTAATTGTATATTTGCGATTTGAGCTAGTAGATAATTTAATTTTAGGTGCTGATTTAAGTTTTACCCTAGAAACAGGAGATGATATTTTAAGAGTTATTTTAGGTAGTGCTTTAGGACTAGTTACTTTAAATGTTATTTTCTTTGCTTTCTTAGTTCCAGTACCAGAGGAATATTGAGTATTCAATTCACCAATTAATTTATTGGCTTCTGTGGCACTTAATTGACCGTCTTCGTATAACTTAACGATGTTATTAATACGTTTAGTAATAGCACTCTTGTATGAACTCTTTAATTTCTTATCAATGGCATCAAAACCTGTGTATTCTGGTTGTTGTATTGGAGTTCCTAAATCAACTAAGGTAACATTTCCAGCATCAGATACTAATTTATAGACTTTACTACCGTCTGATTGTTTTTCTGGGCTTTCAGAGTCTATTTCGTCAATAATTTGCGATTGAGCATTTTTTGGAAGTGACAAAGCTGTATCTCTCCAATTTTTAGCTTTTTCTTGTGCATCTTTTAAAGACATTTGACCAGACTGTACTTGATTAAGTAAATACATATCTGTCTTAGTCTTAATGGCGTGTTCTTCATTAGTAAGTATTTGCAAGTTACGGACTTCATTAGTTCCCCCTAAAGAAAGTGGGATAATATGGTCTACTTGAGAAGTAGTATCTCCTAAATCATAAGAGCCTATATCGTTTTGGCGTTCCAAAACTACGATATTACCATCGCTTATCTTTCTTATTGGATTTCCAGTAAGTAAAGCATTTATAGCTGATTTTGGATTAGTGGTAACTGATTTAGTAAACATACCAAATCCACCCAATTCTGCTAGTTGTGAATCACTAGATGTTGTGTAACTTTTTTCTTCAATATTTTTTAAGTTTATTTTTGCCCTAACGTTCTTTCGTGTCTTGGTTATAACGTCTCCTATAGCATCTTGTTTTTCTGCATCATCTAGCGATTGATAAGCTGTAGTGTTAAATAGGTCATTTAGAGCTTTATCAGTAGCTAATCCACTCACTATTTCAAGTCTATCTAATTGAGCTTGATTAAGAGTCATTTTCTCGCCACCTATAGTCTGATTTTTGTTTAGTTTAGTTGGCGTTTTGTTATATCCAGCCTGATTAAGACGTGAAAGTTCATTGACTACATTATTACTAATAGGAGTAGTAGAGTTAAAAAGGTCGAAGTAAGCACCTATTCCTGTTGGTGTTTGGGCTATTTCATTTCCCAAAACATCTCTTTGTGGTATCATCTTGTTTCTTACGAATGGAATAGATTGTTGAACACGTCCCTTAATAGACGAGCCTATTGTTGAGGTGTCAACTTCTCTAGCAAGTGGGTCAAATGCCTTAGAAGTGTCTTTGACTATATTTGGAATAAGAGAAGAAACTTGACCTCCTAAATAACTTTTAGCTTTATAAGGTTCATTAAGAGCTGATAAAGGTTGTTGTACACCTGATAAGAATGTTTGATTAAGTTGGTCGTTAAGTGTTCCAAAAGCATAACTACCTAAGTTTTGTTCTGGGTCATTAGCTGTTTCATTTGCTTTAGCTCCTGCAAGTAAGACTAATGTTTGAGGTCCGACTGACCCTATGTTTCTCCATTTACCATTTACAAGCACAGAATTTTCTTGTTTACCTTCTAAAGCCCATTGGTCACGTTCTTTTTGGTCTTTGGCTTGGCCAGTCATTAACCCTTGAGACATTAAATAAGCACCGAGTCCAAAAATACCACTACCTATAACTCCTCGTCCTATTTCTTGAGCAGCTTGTCTTTGCAGTCCAGGAACTTCACTACCAGCAACTACCCTGCCAAAATCAACAGAACCTTTTACTAATCCGATAGGAGAATAAGCAACAGTCTTGCCAACGATTGAAGTAGGTACACCAGTAAATGGCATAAGCATTTCAGAAACTATCTTACCAGCTTCTGCCGCTGGGCCAGTTTGTCTATTTACCCAACTTTTAAGTTGTCCAATAGCACCACTTAACATATTCTTATCTTTGAATGTCGCATAATTAGCATCATTAAATGCGGTTTGTTTCATCTGTTCTGTAGCATTATCAAATAGTTGTTGAATAAATTTAGCGTCTCCTTTTTTACCTTGATTTAGAGCCTCTGTAGCGGCTTGATTATAGAGTGAGCGGTTGTAGCTTGATTTCCAAAAAACCTTATCTTCTGCCTCTAATGTATTAAATACAACATCTGTTGCTTTTTTAAGTGCTTGTTCTACTGGGTTATTTCCCCAAGTAACTTTCTTAGTTTCATACTTTCCTATTTCTGTACCTGATGGGTCAAATCCATACTTAATAACATCAGCAGCAGTTTGACCACCTTCCAAAGCACCTTTAACTGTTCCTTTTTGCGAAGCGACTAATGACCTTTTACCAGTAGCTAAAGACATCAACCAGTCAGCACCGGCTGCAGGATATAATGACGCTTGTTCACTTCCTTGCATGATAACGTTTCCTACAATGTTTCTCTCGTGAGTCCTTAATGAAGATAATAATCCAGCCTTCCAAACTGTTATAAATTTATCAGCGAAGGTACTAGGAATAAATGAGTTTATAGTTTCATTTACTTTACCTAGAGCGATACCTCTTTCTTTACTTCCAACTGGAAATTTAAGAGCTTCGTTTACTTGTTTACTTAGTTGTTTTTGTTGTTCTCCTGTAAGTTCTGGTAACTTTTTATTATGAGTTAAATTATACTTTTTAATCTTTCCAGCTACGCTTAATGAGATAGCTTCAGGAGACATCTTATTAAGCAAACTAAATGCTTGAGTACCACGACCTACTTGTGTACCTAGTTCAGAAAGATTATTAAATAAGGCAGCGGCTTCTTTATGTTTTCCAGCCGCATCTAAATTAATAGCTTCTTGGATAGTAGCAGCTATTTTTTGATCAATATTTTCAATCTTATTAATATTTTTTAAATCAACGCCTTCACTAAGTAAGGCTTTAGCTTCTCCCATTAATACATCATTTGGTTTAACTTCATATCCACCCAATACTTGAGTTTTTACTTTTTTAGACACATTTGGAGCTTCTTGAACACTAACACTAAATCCTCGTTGTTTAAGCTCTGGTTGTTCAATAGACATACTAGATACTTTAACTTTTTCACTAGGTTTAATCTTTATAGTTTCATCAAATGTCTTTACTAAGTCTTCGTTTGGTTTTATTTTAATAGTAGGTTCTTGTGTATTAATAAATTCTTCAGCACTTTTATACTTCTTTGCTTCATTTATTAAAGCATCATCTGCGTTGTTTTTGTTTGCTTTATTCCAGATTTCTGTTAGTTGGGATTTGGTATCAATCTTTTCTAATTTATTTTTTACCAAATTATATATTTCACTTTCTGTCGCATTTTTTGCATTAAAAGGAATAGGTGAAGATAATTCATTGCCATATATACCTTTGCCATATTTTTCTTGTAATCTTTTTATAATAACATTATCTATTTCTGAATTTTTATATTTATTTAATTCGGGGACAAGAGATTTATAAAATCCAATTTCTGTATCCAATGCTTCTTTATGCCCTGCTGGTAATTTTCCACCTCCTCCTCTTGGAGTATCAAAATAAATAGGTCTTTCAATTGCTTCGTGAATTTCAACACCTTTACCAAGTGGTGTGGTATCGTTTATATATGCTTTCATACTTGCCGAACCTTCTACTGCTTGTCTTTCTATTTTTGATAAAGTCGGTAGTGCCTTCACAAACTCATCAGCACTCTTATACTTTCTAGCTTCATTTATTAAATTATCTCCTGTCTTTATAGGTTGGTCTGTTATTCCCATTGATACATTAGCCCAATTTTTAGCCATTTCATCCATTTGGTTACTTAAAATCTCATATTGTTTTTCAAGTGTAAATTTATTCCAATTAGGTTGTGATGTTAATTCATATTTTTTAGCCAAAACTTTCATTGTATCTCTAAGTTTGTCTAATTGGTCTGGAGTATCTGTATTGAATTTAAGTATTTGCCTAGCTTCATTTACTATATTTTTATCTTGAGTAAAGACTTGGTCAGTCATCCCTTTAACTTTAACTCCTGTATCAAACTGTTCTTTTCCACCAACTATTCCAGTTGCTAAATCAATTCCCATACTTAATGGAGTAGTTTTTTGACCAGTAGAAATATCTGATACTATACCTTGCCCAACATTAGATAATCCAGATACTATTCTTTCGCCAACTTTTGCTTTTACTGGGGTCAAACCAACTACTTTAGATAATAGAGGATTTGTTAATTGTGAGATACCAGCATATACAGGAGCATAAGCCAAACCAGTTCCAGCTCCTTGTGCAAATGATCCGCCACTAACTTTACTTAGTCCACCACTAATACCAGCCATAGTTAAAGCAGTTTTTGGGGTTAATTTTGGACCACCTATCAAAGTTGCCGCAGTTCCTAATCCTTCTCCAGTAATTTGTAATGGAGTTTTATTATATTCTTGCTGAACATTACCAGTTTGTTTTTCTAATAAAGATTGACTCGATTTAGCTAAATTTAACCATTTCTGTTTATCTTCTTGTGTTTTAGCTTGATTAGCCATCTTAAGAGCTGTATTTATATTCTGTTGATATTGTTGAGTATTTTGTTGTAAAGTCTTAAAAACAAATGGCGAAGATATTGTCTTTCCTATTGTTTGACCAAAATTATATACAGGAGATTGTTTTAACCCAGAAGCAAAATTTTGAACTGGTTGAGATTGGACAACTCTATTTACTAATTGATTACTAGGTTTATTTTGCCAGTTTTGAACTGCTTGTTTAATTGGTTGAGCAGTAAATTTACCCTGTCTGATAAAACCCTCATCATCTTGGGTTTTACTCTGAATATATCCCCCTAATTTTTGAGCTATTTGTTTGAGGTTCATCTATAACCTCCTTTAATATTCAAGTTTATCTTCGTCTGATCTTCCGTAACCAAATAGACTTCTTAAATTACCTTGTGAATCAACTTGTACTCCACCATTTATACCACCAAATGTTGGCATATTGGGGACATATTGAGCTATACCTTGCATATTAGTTTTTAATTGGTTTAGATTGGCTGCATTACTTGCAGCCCATGATTCAAGAGTAGCTTTTCTGTTCTGTATTTCACTAGCTTTATTTTGATATAAAGTTATGGCTGTATTAAGAGCATTAGTACTAGCAGCTTGTATATCTTGATTCTTTCTAAGAGTACCTTCGGCAATCATTCCTTTAATATTATTTTGTTGTTCAGCTAACCAAGAAGATATTTGTTGTTTTACATTTGCAAGCTCAGTATCAAGTCTTGAAGTTTCTTGAGTAACGATATTATTTAACTTGGCTTTTTGATTTTCTATCTCTTGTTGTGATTGAGCTGTTTGATTCATAACATCACCACGAGCTTTAGAACCAAGTCTATTAAGAGCATAAGAATATTGATTAGCAGCACTAGAATCACCAACACCTCTTGCTCCCAACATAACATTTCCTGCCATGTATTGATTTTGGATGTTAGAACCAATATCTCGTAAATTTTTAACTTGATTAGCTTGTAACTTCTGTTCAGTTAGTCCTAAGTCTCCTAGAGATGATTGTTTATTAGCCAATAAGTCAGCAATAGATTGATTATAAGAATTTTGAGCTATATTTTGTTGTGCTTGAGCTTGTGTATCTAACCCACTGTACAAATCATTTAATTTAGAGAAGTAGTCATTATAACCACTTTCTATTTGTCCTCTCATATAATCACTTAGACTTTGACCACCACCAGAAGTTCCACCAGTTGGACGACCTTTGGCTATCCAATCTTGTTCAGCAGCAGTTCTATCCCAACCAGGGTACATAGAAGCATAAATAGAGTCAAAATTAGTACCGGTATTAGTAACTGGGTTATTAGTAACTTGTTTATTAGTAACTACGTCTTTTGGATATGTATATGCAGGTGGCATAGGTCCTACAAATTGTTTCTTAGAATTTTGATAAACATTAGCATCGTAAGCTGATTGTGGAGGAGATACTACTGTTGGCAGTATTGGGTCACCAAAGTTACCTTGTTTTTGTGATTGGTCTAAACCAGAAGTACTATAATAATTATTGTCAGTAGCGTTTAATAAATTTTGCCAAAATCCCATATTTTTTGTTTTAAATAATAAAAAATCCGCCATAAAGCGGATTAAATAATCCCTTGGCGGATATAACGAGGAACTTGTCTCGTTGAATTAGTTAATTATACACTTTTTTTACTTGTCAATCAAGAATTTAGGTTGTTCACCATTATAAATACTCTTAAAGTATTCTTTATATCTTCTGACACCATCTTTCATTTGCCAATCTCTTTTTACTTTCTCATATAGATTATTACCCATTACTCGTCTCTTTTCTTCATCTAATATAAGTTCTTTTAAGTATCTATACCATTCATATTCACTAGAAGCTAAATATCCATTTTCTCCATTTTTAATCATCTCTTGATATTGACGAATATTACTAAAAACTGCTGGTTTAACACCTGCTCCGATTTCGAGTGCTTTAATATTACTCTTACACTTAGAAAAGTCTGTATTAAGTAGTGGAGCAGTAAAAATATCACACTCACTCATCATCTTAGGCCATAATGTAGAAGCCCAAGCATAAACATCTGATTGACCTAGCAAAAAAGAGTATTGACTGCCAAGTTTAGTCTTAATATGAGGTAAGAACAGTCCTATCGTTCTATATTCTACGTTTGGAAACTCTTTACATAGTCTTTCAATAGCATTTAAGTATTCCGGCATCATAATATCTACAACGTGAGTATTAGAACCAAAGAACCCTATTACAATCTTATCTCGTTTAACTTCTGGAATATTCTCTTTGTTGTATCTGTCAAAATCTATGTAGTTTGGTAAGACGTGTATATTCTCTGGTTTCTTTCCATACCATTGACACATAGAATACTTTAAAAATTGGTTAGTCGTGGTTACATAGTCAACATCTTCTATAATTTTACTCACTACATCTAAAGGGAAAGAACCAATATGATAAGTTTCATAGACTGGTGAAGCAGGGGGAATCTCGTGTAGGTTGTCATCTACATCTACTACTATTTTACAGTTATTTTTATCAGCTTGGACTTTCATATTTATATATCCTTCGGGTGAGTCTATGTAAGAACTGTAAATAATATCGTAGTATTTAGTTAGTGTTTCCCATGTCTCGCCATTGTCTTTAAATGGGTCTTGGACTATCTTAATCTCAAAGTCTGGGTTTTTACTTAATTCTTGTAATGGTTGAACTATACGAGCAAAGTCCACGCCTGATGTAACTACTTTTGTTCCATTTGTTTTCCAATGTGTCTGGATACCTAAAATTTTGATAGCCATATTTTAGTAGCTTTTATATATTTTAATAAATAATCCTTTTTTTCTGTCTTAGTTTCTATCTGTATTTTATCAAGTAATTCTTTATAACATTCTACTGGATTCTCTTTAGTCAATTTTACTTCATCTATCATTTGCCAAAGTTCTTCATTTAACATTAATCCTGGTGCTTGTTTTTCAAGATTAATAAAAGCGTTACTTTGTTTACGGTGTTCAACACTAGGATAGCCACTTATAACAGCCTTACCTAAGTGATCTAATATCTTTTTACTAAATATACCTGCCCATATATCATCATATTGATCGATTTTCCAATCTGGTCCAAATATACCAAAATACATTAAAGGTGTAATTTCTCTTTTCCATGCTAAGTTCATTCCGCACATAGGATAGTAATTATATTGTGGAATAATTTTATTCGTTAAACATCTATTAAATCGTGTATTAGGTTGTTTAAGCATATCTATACCATCAAAGTCAGGAACATTTGACCAAAGACCATGACTTAACACTACTTCACTATTATCTCTTATTTTATAAGGAAAACCTCTTGTAGGTAAATTAGAATCAGGTATAGAACTCTCCCATCCTAAAGTAACCTTTTTAGTTAAGTTTTGTAAATGACCGTCAATCCAATAGTCTTCTGTTTCTGGAAAGCAATCATTATCTAAAGTGGCTATAAACTCATCTCCTTGTTGATAAGCCTTGTAATATCCATAAGACCTACAAGCTGATGTCCTAGAGGGTATTATCCATGTATTTTTACCTAAATCTTTCTCTATGTCTTTATGGTCATATATCTTAACATCAAAGCCATCTGGTATTTCTGGTTTATCCCCAATATCTTGGACTACGATTATTTTACAGTGTTTTAATTCCTCCCATTCTTTTAAAAAGTCTAGTGTTGGTAAGTGGTTTGGTATGACGACAATCATAAATGTTTGAAAAACTCTAAGGTTTCATTAACTCCTTCTTTCCAGCTAACCTTTGGTTTCCAACCAGTTAATTCGTGTATCTTTTTGTTATCACAGATAAATCGTTGAACATCACCTTTTAGTTTAGGTTTAAATTCTGTATTGTGATAATCAATATAGTCTAATAGTTCATTGAGTGAGAGTTCGTTTTCAATTCCACCACCAAAATCAAAATCATTATTCTTATATAAATCAAAGTGTTTAATCTCGTCTACTAAAATATCTATCATGTCATCTATATAGAGAATATCTCTTGATTGAGTTCCATCACCATATAAATTAATCTTTTGGTTAGTAAACTTGGCCTTAATAAACCAAGTAACCCAACCACCATCATCTGATCCATCTTGTAGAGGTCCATAGACACTACTAGGACGATTTATAACATAGGGCACATCATAGAGTTGATTATAGAGTTTTAAATAAGTTTCACCTATTAATTTAGATTGACCGTAAGGGGGAATTACTCCATCTTCACCGGGATATACTTTCATTGTTGAATTAAAGATAATAGGAACTCCACCACAAAGTCTTGATAACTCACATACGTTTACAGTTCCTAAAGCATTATCAACAAAATCCATTCTAGGTTCTCTGAGTGATATTTGAGATGAACAGTTAGCTCCTAAGTGAACTATAAAGTCTGGTTTCCAGTTAATTAGCCTTTCTAAGTAATTCCAATCAGATGTAGATGTATAATTCTTCTTATCTATACCAAAGGTATCATATCCAAGTTCATTTAATCTTTTAATTAAATGTTGTCCCATAAATCCTTGATGTCCAGAAACTAAGACTCTTTTGTCCATAAATGTATCCTTGAATTATATAATGTTCTATCGTCAGATAAAAAGTTTTCATTCATCATATAGGTAGAGTCCATAGAAGATTTATTAAAATCAGGATGGTTATGTTCGGCTATCGAGTCAATAGCATAAGCCCATACACCTCTAAACTTAGCGGTATCATTCAATTCGTTATCAGCATAATTCTTCTTGTAATCAGGATTAAATAAGACGTTTTTGTGTCCAATAGATAATGAGTTTCTTTGGACATAGTTACGATTGATTAACCAAGCGACTGAGTGTTGTGATTGTAAGTGGTAAGGGTATCCGTCATATAAACCTACTACTTTGACACCTTTTGATATATGTTTTAAAGCATTGTCTAACCATCCTTTGTGAAAAATAATATCGTCTTGGCTTAATACAAACCAATTAGTCTTAACAGCCCAATATCCACAATTAGAAGCGTTTACTCCGCTAGGTAATTGTTTGTCTACCACATATTTAGCACCAAGCCTTTTTACTTCATTAAGTGAGTCTATATCGCTTTCGTGGACTACAAATAATGGTTCGCAATCAGGAGTTTCTAAAATATTATTAAAACACTTTTCTATGTTTTGAATACGCTTATATGTTGGGACTATTACTTGTATCATAACTTAGGTAAACCGACACCATCCTTCTTTCGCCAGTATTCTAACCCTTTGTCTATACTTTCCTTCCAATCTTTACGAGGTCGTATAGCCGAGTTATCTATACTGTCTGGTATTTCCTCAAGCCAATACTTAGAACCAGCAGCGTCAATAAATAATCCGAATGGTGGACAAAATCCTTGATCACCTATACGTTTAGTGTATTCACAATTATGAGTTAAAATATTACCTTCAATAACAAAACTTTTTTTGTTTGGAACAATGGCACAAAATACTTCTTGTTTTACTCCTTCTGTTATTGACACTACTTCCCAATTAACTGGTTTATATACTTTATCTTCTAATTTATGGTGTGGATTAATAAAAAACTCTTTTCCTAATCTTTCTGCTGAAAAAGATATTGAATAATATGTAGTAGGACCAACATATGATGTTTTAGATATATACTTTTTAACTTCACCACATCTTACTCCCAAAATTCCACAAATATCCCTAACAAAATCAACATTTTCTTTTTTTACACTTGTTATAGTTACCTTACCTTTAGATAGTGATCCGTCTGTTGCTGTATAACCACACAAAAATCCTAAAAGGTATTCATTAGACTCGTCAATAGAAGGTAATTGTTTAAAAGATTTAGGAAATCCACTTATTTTAAATCCTTCATGGTGAGTTGGTTTACTAATAAAGTTTGGAAAATATTTTATTAACTCTGCTTTGTGTTTATATAGACTTAACTTTACATTTCCTCTATCATTATATCCATCACCAACACATATTCCGTGTTGTATTCCAATAGGGGATATTTTGACTTTATCACTTAAACCATACCCATATACAGTTTTTAATATATCTTTCTTTTTAAGTTTTGAAGTTATCTTTTCTTTTCCAGATTTTAATATCCAAATATGGTCTTTAGTCGTTATAATTGTTTTTTTACTTTTCTTATATTTTAAATTTAAGATAACAGTATCTTGAACACCAAAACTTTTAATTTCAGAATTTATCCATTGACCACCTTTTGATAATAAAATTTGGTTAGTTCCACTAATATCAGATATATTTTTCCAACCATTTTTAGTTAATATATTAGTATTACCACCTAAACAATGTTCCCATGCATTTTTAAAGTTTTCATCTAAATATCCAACTTTTTCAATAATCTCTTTGGTATACATACACCACGCCCCAATACACGCTCCATGATATTCTAGCCATTGGTCTTTATACATTGGTTCTTTATTCATTGGCCCATGATAAGCAAAACACAAATGAGTAAACCCTGATTGTTCAGCAGACTTGATATATCCGGTAACTGCTTTCTCGTCTTTTACTATAATGTCATCTTCTAAAAGGAAAAGATAATCACAATTTTCGTCCATCATATGTTTTAATAGAGTATTTTTAGCTTTAGCAACGCCACCATTTGCCCTAGGACGAAAGATTTTAACAAAAGGGTATTCTTTCTCTATCCACTTGAAAATTTCATCATATTCTTTAACATCTTTATCACTTCCATCTTCATATACACACCAAACATCTACTACGTTGTGGAGTTTGTCTATCGCAGCTGTAAAAGATTGCTTAAAATAATTTGCACGGTTATAAGTCGTAATTCCAACACCAACTTTCATACCGTATTATACCACCTTAATAACTATTTCTTTTTACCACCACATTTTTTGTTCATAGTATTATTTCACCGTCAACATATCTCTAAACGCACAATCGTTTGATGGATTAAGTTTTTGATAGAGTTCTCCACTAGAATCCCCTCCTTTTTGATTCCCACCTTTTCATTTCACTTCTAACATCTTTCATGTTTTCTGTATTACCTCTACGTTTTTCATCAATAAGTTTTTCTCTGGCACTTCTAATCCATTCAGGTTCGTTTAGGATTTTATACGCAACGTCATCCAGCATATCTCTTTCCTGTTGAGTCTTGGCTAAGTTCCAAGCTCTCTTTAATAAATTTATATCTTCTATTCTTCCTCTATCTAACATATTTCCCTTTATAGGGGGTTTTGATGTAATCTCTACCCCCTAATAATTAATGCTTAGACAGCACCAGGAGTCTTTAAGACATAGGACCAAGCAGAATTTAGCAACTTAGCAACGTATGAACCAGACCATGAAGCAAGAGAGAATCTCCCTGCTGGATTTCCAGAATCAACGCTGTTAGCTACTATATGTAATTTTGGTTTGTCGCCTTCAAGATCAAAACAACCGAATGCGTTAGCACCATGAATGTAATTGTTATACACAGTTACAGTTGATGCAGCACCAGTACCAGTTCCAGAATGAGGAGCTTTATTTAACAAGCAACGAACTTGGAACAATTCACCCATTTCACCATTGTACAATTTTCGCACATCAGAATAGGTCTTGGCATTTAACCAAGTGCTATCCAAAAGCAAAGATGTTTTGGTTTGTGGAGCAAATTTACCAATGTAGGTATTATCCTCATAGGTAGGAGCTTTAGCAACTTCAAGTAGTTGAACTACACGTCGGAGTTCTGCACCGGTTAAGGTATCAGAAGCAGCAACGGCTGAAGATGCTTTACCATTTCCATATCTAGCAGTTGAATTGTCGAGTTCGTTGAGAGTAATTTCGTTCAAAACTTCACCCATGTGTTGACCAACAACAGCGATTTTTTCAGCGTTGTTCTTGTCAATCGAAGTGAGAGTCAAGAATTTTGAAATTTTAACAGTCATACCATACTCGGCAAGAACAGCGGATACATTAGCAGCAGTAATTGAACTGACAGCTGGATTCTCACCTTCACTCAAAAGACAATTAGCAGGAGTATTGCTAATTGGAGTGTATCGGTTGAACCAAATGGTTTTTCCTTCGTTCTGGCTGTGGGTACGCATTTGAGCACCTTCTTTTGCAACCAATTCATATTCGGCCCTCTTTAAGAAGACTTTATCGTAATATGTCTTGACTTCATTTGAAAGTGTAGACGTAGTTTGTGTAGCCATAATTTAATAATAATTAATAAACAACACCCAATTTCTTCTCTAGTTCCTCTGTAGACATATCTTCAACCTTTTTATCAGTAGAAGGTACGCTATTTGGTCGCATAGCAGTTTGGGAGGCCTGCTTTGCAATTTCAGTCTGTTGAGAAGCTACAGACTTGTCTAATGACCTCATATAAGGTTTCATTAAACCATCAACAAATTTCTTTACAGAACCTGTTGGGTTAGTTCTGACATAAGCTAAAGTAGCTTGAGAGATACTCTCACTTAATTCATCGTCAAAACTATCAGAATCGGGATCTAATTGAGGATAGGCCTTAATTGATTCTTCTGATTCTCGATTGACTCGATCTAAGGTTTCCTTTTTTGCCATCTCGAAGCGAGTCATATTATTGGCTTGCTGAAGTAACCATTGATCTCTTTGGGCTACACGCCTTTGGAGTTCTTCTTGTGTTACCTCTTCTCCAGGGGCAATTAAAGGTACATTTGGGTTATATCCACTATTTTGTGGTTGATACCCTTGAGGTTCTACTGAACCTGTAAGTTCTTGAATCTTTCGAGCTAGAGATTCTTTTTCAGCTCTTTCCTTTTTAACCTGAGAGTTTAACTCTCTGATTCTGCTTTCAGCTCCTTTCTTAGGAAGTTGATCGACTTCTTTAGTAGGTTGCTCTATAGTTTCTTCGCTTTCTGATTCGCTGGCCGGCGTTTCTTCTTGCTGAACTTCTATATCGTTTGTTTCAGTAGTTGGTGATTCTACTTCCTCAGTTACTGGTTCTGGGATTTCGTTTAACACCTGTTTGGTTAAATCGTCCATATTTATACACACCTTAATTGTCAGGAATGTGAGACCTGTGAGCCTAATTGACTCAGATAAATCCTTAGACTTATCTCAATCACCTAGACTTTAATATAGGAACACCGTTCTCATCGATACCAATCATCATTTTGTCTATACCTATAAAGACAGCATGGTGAATTTCACAACTACGACAAACGCAATATGGTCCTTCTTGTCGCCAATTATGAACACCTTTTGGTATAAACGTAAACTCTGGATTATCAAAGTTATACGGTTGTTCTTCTCTTTTAAGGTTCAAGACTTCCTCATCTGTCAGGAGTGTCTTCGACTCTTGATTTGATTCTATTGAGGACATCTTTAATTAGTTGATTAGTGATAGCTAATTGACCTATTTGGTCTAATTGACTACCATTCGCCATTTTAATTAATAACATTTGGTCTAATTCAGTCATTGTTCGGTCTATAAGGTCTTTGATTATTTCCCATCCACTAGAAGTCTTTAAAAACTGTAATGCTTCCATTTCTGGGTCTTTGACTGGTTTATCAGCTTCTTTAAATATCTCTAACGAACTAAAGTCATTAAAGAAAGTTGGTTTTATAGCTTCGCTCATAATTGACCTCCTTGTGGCATAGGTTGTTGAGGCTGTCCTTGAGGCATACCTTGTGCTGGAATAGCGTTGACATTAGTTCCATTCATAACACTCATAAATTTATTCATTTGGTCTTGCATTAATCTATCTGGGTTATTAGCGACTTCTTCAATTATCTTTTCATAATCTTGGATACCTGAGTTGACTAAGATACGAGTCATAAGTTCACCAATCTTTACTTCTTTACCCTCTGCTTTTAATGCTTCAACTATTGCTGGAGCTTGAGTAAACATATTAAGCATATTAAGCAAGTTCTGTTGCTGTTCCTGTTGATCTAAGGCATAAGTAGAACCGCTGATAATTTCATAATCATATAAGACTGATCCAATAGATTTTTTATTAACAGTTAGTTTTCCAGTTTTATCGTCATAAATATCACTTATTTCAGGATATTGAGTAGCCAATTCTTCAATCTCATCACTAAACATTCTGAATTGAACACTATTAGACATCTTCTTAGAGATTAAGTTGACGAATTTCTTATTTACTTCCTTTAAGAACTGCTCCATATAGAAACGATCAACGTTGTCACGAGCTGATTCTCTAGCACTCTGTTGTCTAAGAGCTTCAGGGGTTTTACCAAATCCGGGATCAGTTTGAGCTGATACGGCAGTATCGGTAGTACCCATCATGTTTAATAAGCTAGAAGTTACTATTTGATAGACATTGTTAAATGTTTGTTGACCAGAGGGACTTAGATTCATAGCTTGAGCAGCCTGCGAAGTTCCATTAGGACCTTTAACTAACCATTTAGCAGCAGCACTCCATTTGATAGAACTAAGGTCGGCGATATAGTCTTTATTGATTAAAGTTGGAGGGAAGATAGAGACTTTAACTCCATCTAAATAGAGATTCCAAAGTGAATTGAGGGTATATTGCATACTCTTACCTCTTTCAAAGTCACCCATACCCCAAAAATCACTTAATAAGGGGATACTATATTTCATAACTACTGGTAATTCTCCGTTATCGTGTGGGTTTTTCATTTCTCGGATAACTAAATCAGCATCAGTTACATAATCAGTCCATTTATCTCTCTCATACATAGATAAGACTTCAAAAAATCCAGTATTTTTAGCTACTTGAGTGCTTGGATAGTCTTTTGATTCTCTTGCGTCTTTATCTTCATCACTCTTTTGGACTGCTTTATTCTTTAGCTTCTCGACTACTTCTTTAATATTCTTAAACTCTTTATTCTTTAATAAACCTTCAAAGTAAGATATTGGTTGCCATGTACGAATAATAATATAATCTGAATCTTGAATTGAACTAGCACCTGGTTGAGGGAATACATCTCTGATATTAAGTAAATACATATCAGGACCTACATAACCACCCTCATCTATTCTCCAATCAACAAAGACTGGATAAGCACCGTATATATTAGAATAGCGGTCAACCATTCGATACTTAGTTAATAGAGGGTATTTATCGTTAGCGTTGACATTAACGTATTTATCTAAGACTAAGTTCATTAGCTTCTCACCGAATTTATCATTTTTACTTATAGCCTTGACTTTACCAGTAGGTAATTGAGCCATAACTCTTGCTTCTCTCTCTAATACCATTGTGCTTAACTTAGGGTCAAAGACTTGGGACTTAGTAGATTGTGATTGAGTGTCGTTTAATTCATTGTGAAATAACTTCTCATATTCTTCCCAATACTCTCGTTTCTGAGTAAGTGAATTATATGATGCCTCTTTACGAGTTAAGATTATATTCTTTGGTTGTTCTTTAGTTTCCATATTTTAAACAAAAAAAGCCCCCAACATCTGGGGACTCACAATACGTATGTTGTATCGTCTGTACTAATTATATCATATTGTTATTACTAGCAGTGCATCTTCCGTCTTTATATTTCTTTCTCATTGATTTAAGTATATTAATTGTAGGGAGAGCTACTATACCATTTTGGATAATAAAGTTTACATCCATTTGACCAAACTCTAATTGATTTACTTCTCTCTCTAATATGGCATGAAAGGCTAGGTTGTTTTCCATATTTCTCTAAATATTATATCAACAATCTGTTTACCATTTATTCTTAGTGTCATAGTAAAGAGTCCATTTTTACGTTTCTGTATCTCTTTCTCAATATCTAAATGAGCTTGTTTATTCGCTGGATTAAGTGGTATAGATTTATCTTCCATATTAGTAGAAACCGTTATTAAATAAGTCAGTTTCGTCTGGTAGTGATCCATTATCTTCATCATTAGGCCTGAGATCATTTAATCCATACGATATAGCATCCATGCTATGTTTATAACTATGTTCTGGTTCATTGATTATCTTTCCATCTTTATCTACTTTCCATAAGAAGTTCTTGTATTCCTTGATGATATTAATACTTCGTTTAGTAACTGATATTCTTTGGTCTTGAACATATTGGATACCTTGTAAGACTGATCCTTGACCTTTCTTACTTGGTAGAATACTAACTCCATACATCATAATTTCATCAATACTCTTAGGTTCAGCACTATCAGCAATAACTAAACACTTTCTTTCTTGATTGTTTAATACATCCGCAATTTGTTTATTACTTAATCCTTTTTGATAACAAATCTCGTCAAAGATAAATCCACCGTTATATTTATAGATAGCAACGATAGCTGTTGGATCATTTGAGTATCCAAAATCTAATCCGTATCGTTCTAATCTTGCTTCATGTGGTATCTCGTCTATAAAATTCCAATCTTTATAAATCTTTCTTTCTTGATTATA